GCTCGAACTTGCCAAGTTCGAGCCGCTGAATGCTGCCATTCAGGCCGCTGAAGCCCGCGAGAAGGAGATGCAGGAGTCTCTGGAGCGCATCGAGGCTAAGGTGAATCGTCCTGGTGCCGGCAATGCCGATGTTGAGGCGGAGATTCGCGCCAAGGCTTTCGAGGCGTTTGCGCGTGGTGGCGTCTCCGCTCTGACTGGCGATTACCAGAACGTCCTTCAGGTGTCGGACGACAATTCGGCTGGCCGTCTGGCTAACCCCGAACTGGTCAAGTCGATCCTCAAGGAAATCGAGGAGTATTCCCCGATCCGCGGTCTGGTGACTGTCCGCACCACGGGTTCGCGTTCTGTTCAGATTCCGAAGCGCACTGGCCTCCCCGCCGCTGTGTGGGTTGGTGAGACACAGACCCGTCCGGATACCGAGGGCCTGTCCTACGGCATGCTGGAGATTCCGGTTCACGAGGCCACGATGGCCGTGCCGATCTCGAACCAGATGCTGGAGGATGTCGACTTCGATATCATGAACGAGATCCGCGAGGGCACCGCTCATGGTTTTGCGAAGCAGGAGGCTCTTGCGATCATCTCCGGCGACAAGGATGGTAAGCCCGAGGGCTTCCTAAATGCTGCTGGTACGGTCGGAAAGACTTCGGCTGCGGTCAACGCTCTCAGTGCTGACGACTTCATCTCCCTGAAGTACGCCATTAAGACGGCCTACGCCACGAATGGCAACTTCGTGCTGAATCGCCAGACTCTTGAGCATTCCCGCAAGCTCAAGGATGGCAATGGTCAGTATCTGTGGGCGAGCGGCTTGGCGGCTGGTCGCGCATCGACCATTGATGGTGCCCCCTACGTGGAGATGCCGGACATGCCGAATGTCGGCTCTGGCCTAAAGCCGGTGGCTTATGGTGACTTCAAGCGCGGCTACATCCTCGTTGACCGTCTGGCTATGTCGATGCTGCGCGACGATTACACCCGCGCTGGTAACGGTCAGGTGCTATTCCGTTGGCGTCGTCGCCTTGGTGGCGCGGTTTCGATCGCTGAAGCCATCGCCATCCTCTCGATCCAGTAAGAACTCTAACCAATAGGAGAAGCCAACATGGCTACTATCAATAACCTCCTCAACGCGGTGGAGTTCGTCGCTGTTGAGCCTGCGGCGTCTGCCGCGCAGACGGAACTTACGTCTGAAGTCGTGGACATGGCCGGCTGGACTGGCGTTGTCTTTATGGCCTATCTCGGTGATGTCACGACTGGATCTGTTCTCGGCCTTACGGTCGATGACAGTGATACTGGCGTCGGTGCGTGGGACGATCTCGAAGGCCCGCTGGCGTTCACTGCCGGTGATTCGGATGCGGACGGTAAGTTGATGATCATCGACGTGGTCCGCCCGGAACGCCGTTACGTTCGTGCCCGCCTGACGCGCACGAGCGCTAACGCGGTCGTGAATGGTATCGTGGCTATCAAGTACGGCCCGAAGGACCAGCCGGTTGTTCAGGGTGATACGGTGCTTGACTCGGCTACTCTGCCGAATCCGAAGCGAGCCTAATCGGTCTGGGGCGGGGAGCAATCCTCGCCCCGCCTAACTCAAGAGGAGAATGGCTATGGCCGATCCCAATTCGTATAACCTGCCTGTGTATCGTGAGCAGGACACTGGTAAAATCCGCGTAAAGGGTGCGACGAAGATTGAATATGTCGAATCCCCCGCTGATGCGAGTGAAGTTGCAGCCGCGCTGAATGAAGTGATTGCACTTCTGACTGCCGCGGGCATCAATCCTGAGTCCTAATCTGACGGGCGGCTGGTCCGCCCGCCATACATTCGGAGGCCGTTATGGCTGACATTCTTTATGATGTTGCCGGCGGCGCAAAGAAGCGTTTGCTGGATATGGGCGATGATACTCATGCGGAGATTGTTGCACTCGGCGGATTCAGCGGCAATGTCGTTGTCGAAGGTGATGCCAATCTGGACACTGCCGGCATCGGCGATCCTGAAGATGCGGCGTGGAGCGGCAGCGATGCTTCGGCATCTCTAGTGGCGATCATGAAGGCTATATATGCGCAGAATGAGGCGATTATTGCGCTCCTGACTGACATTGAAACCAACACGGGTGAATGATGTCCACCGTTGAAGTTTACATCCTAAAGCCGTTCAAATACTCAAATGACGGCTACACGGAAAAATCAGCAGATCTCTACGATACAATTACAGATTTCCCTGACAAGTTTTTTGAAGGGCTAAATAAGGCAGGGTATCTCCGTAGGGCTACGATCGGCGACGGCAAGGTTTCTCTAAAACCTAGTGCCGAAGATATCGCCAAGAAGGTTGAGCCGATTGTCGAGACTGCCGTCAAACTTCAAGAGGCGCTGACGACAATCGCAGAAACAGGAAAACTTCCCACAGAGACCAATGACGAGAAAATCGTTGACGGTTCTGACGTGGAGATTCCTGATGATTGGCGGTCGCTCAAGTGGTTTGCTCTCCGCTCGCTGGCTACGAAGTTTGGCGAGGTGCCTAAGAACGCAGAAGATGCCGTTGCGACGATCGAGGCCGAACTGGCTAGGCGCGGTTAAGGATAAGAACTATGTCCGTCGTCCAGATCGCCACGATTGAGCCTGTGTCTCTCGAAGATGCAAAACTCTGGCTGAATATCGACTATGACGATCAGGACTCTGTTATCGAATCCATCATCAAGGCGGCGCGGCTCAAGATTGAAAAGCGATGTGGTATCTCTATCGCGCTGAAGCAGTATCTCGTTAAGACCGCGAGTTTTGATGAGATCGCGCTACAGAACCCGCCGATTGTGTCTGTTGATGCCGTCAAATATTTGGATGAGAGTGGAGCGGAACAGACGATCCCGCCTTCAGATTATATCCTGATGGAAGACCCGTTCGCTCCATATATCTTCCCTGTGGTGGATTGGCCGGTAACAGCGACTCGTCCTGATGCGGTGCGAGTGACTTATACGTCCGGTATCGACATTGAAGATAGTCCCCCTGATGAAGTGCCCGAGGATTTGTTGCAGGCTATGCGACTGATTGTCGGAGAAATGTACGAGAATCGACAGGACGAGATGATGTTGCCGACTCGTCAGGAACTGGGCGTTCTATCCAATGGGGTCATGTCGCTTCTCTCGCCTTATATCGTTCCGAGGCTCTAATGCACTTCGGGCTCCTGCGTCAGCGTTTGACGGTTCAGAGGAAGATTACAGCCGGGAGTCAATCCGGCAGCGGATTCGTGGCCGGTGGTGAGTGGGTTGACTGGAAGGTAAACGTACCGTGCGGGGTCGCGGTTAGGCGAGGACAGGAGCACTACGCGCAGACAGGCGAGGGCGGCCAGCGATTCAGTAAGGACATGTGGCTCTTTACTGTCCGCTACCCTTCTGTGGAAGGAATCGACAGCACCATGCGCGTGCTGCATCGCGGGAACATCTACGACATCCGCCATATTCGCCCTGACGCGGCTTATCTCCGCGAGATGGTTCTTGAGTGCGAAGTTCAGGACGCCGTGATAGGCGCGGCCCCGCTTACTCCATCCATTTCTATGGCGATCCCTGCGGGAACTGTCGGCGCGGTCTACGAAGGCTTCACTGTATCTGTAACAGGCGGCACAGCCCCATACACGTTCGTTGTGGATAGCGGCGGACTTCTCCCTGGTTTGGATATAGATGCGGCCACAGGGGCTGTAAGCGGCACTCCCACGGTAGACGGCGCATTCGAGTGCGAAGTCACCATTATGGATAGTGTCGGCAGTTCTGCCGTCATCAATTTCACGGTGACTATCGCACCCGCTGTAGATCCCGCCGCATACTCCTACACAATCACTGCGGGACAGGACTCTCAATTCGTAGGCTACGTAATGGGCGATATAGGCTCGATTAGCGACCAGCCTATCAACGGTGCTACGGTCTATTCCACGGCGGCAGGAAAGGCTGTAGCGGGCAGCGGCAAGATCGAAGTCATTGGCGACCGTGGAGCATTGGAACCGTTTCTGTCTGACAAGGAAGTCTGGATCGACGGTGTCATGATCAGCGATGAGACGAATTGGGTGTTCGATACCTATCAGGCAACATGGTCTGTTACGAGCGACTTCCCGAACTTCACAGCGGGCAATGACTACCTTGTGGAGTTCAAGTAATGTCTGGCTCCACGATCATTCATCACCTTCTCAATCGTAGTCCTGTCATTCTTGGCTTTCCGCTTCCTGTTACGAAGCAGTATCTCGATTTCGCTCCGCAGGCAGAAACGCCGCCGTATATCATTATCTCTGATGTCGGCGGAAGTGATGGCTTGCACCTACTCGGGATGGACCGCTATCCCGTTGATCGCGTGCAGATAGATCACGTCTGTACCAGTCCCGTTGATGCGAGGAATCTTTGCAGCCGCGTCAATGACGTTCTGACCAGTTCATTCAAGCGGACAATCACTCACGCAAACCTGAAAGTCAAAGATGTCGATATCTATGAGGCCGGACGGCCTTATAGCATCTATGTCGATGGACGTGAGTTTAGTGCCATCAGCCAGGACTTCTACGTGAGATGGCGCTACCAATGAATCCGGTATGGCGGACGTTCTGGATAGGGATGATCGTCATTGCGGCTATGTTTGCCGCACTCATTCTTGTGACGGAGCCGTCTAAAGCGCAGCAGCGTCAATTCTGCGATTCTGAGCGTGCGCTTCTCGATATGTTGTTCCGCAACTTTACAGAATTTCCGGTGTTTCGAGGTGATGGCACTCACGGCCGCAAATTCATTCTGACACGAGCGGACGGCGAAGGAAGTTGGACGCTTATCATTGTCTCCGAAGGCAATGCTTGTATTGCTGATGCTGGCGCCCGATCCAAATTCGATAAAGGAGTTTAGCTCTTGGCTGAAAAACTCGATCCATTGAAACTAGAGCAATGGGCTAAGCGGCTAGGAGAACTTGTCAGAGAAGGATACGCGGCACCGGGTGCGCATGTAGGCGCTAATGAGATCAACGCCACTACCGCGCTTCGCAATGAATTGGGGCTTGGTGCCAGTGCGATGCGGAAGTTCATCCGCCGCATGAAAGAGCAGGGGCTTGATATTTTTTGGGGTGGCGCAAATCCCTCCAGAAAGGAAGTGGTTGAACAGAGTCCGGAATTGTCCCGCGCCGATACATTCAATGCTGGTTTCTGGAAAAAGAAATATCAGTCGCTAGAGCGTGAATTGGCCGAAGCAGAACACCTTGCCGCAGAATTGGCTGGTGTTCGCGGTGTAGCCTACGAGATTCCTGATTGGATCATACGGGCTCAGTCGGGGCCGCGCGGAAAGTCAGTCATAGGCGCACTCGTTTCCGACGTTCATATGGGAGAGGTTATCGAGGCCGAAGAGATCAATGGCATCAACGCCTTCAATCCCGATATATGTAGGGATAGGCTGCGGCGATATTTCCCGGCCACATGCGAGATCGGGTCTAGGTGGGCGTCTGATACGGATTGCCAAGGTGTGCTTCTTGCACTCGCTGGCGACCTTATCTCTGGCGACATCCACGAAGAACTTCGCATCACGAATGCGCTTACCAGTCACGAGCAGTGCATCGCTGTAGCGGAGGAGTTGTCCGCAGGTATCGTAAACCTGCTAGAGGCATTCGGGCGCGTCCATGTCGTTGTCGTTCCGGGTAATCATGGCCGCACCACACATAAGCCTACCGCGAAACTCTATGCGCGCCTGTCCTACGACAACCTTATAGGTGCTATGATTGCGGAGAAGTTCCGTGGCGACGACAGGGTTACGTTCCAGCAGTCCGCTTCGAAGGATCAGATCACTCCGATTTTCGGGCGAACGGTTTTCACCACGCATGGTGACAAAATCGGCACAAAGGGCGGCATGGGCTTTGCCGGACCGATGTTGCCAATCGTCCGTGGCGCTAAGAAGATTGAGGTGCAACAGGCCGGTATCGGTCGTCGCCCAGACCTTATCCAGTTCGGCCACTACCACACGACAGGCAATCCTGGTCATATCCTCGCGAATGGTTCTGTCCCCGGTTACAGCGAATACGGTGACGATCTCCGCGCCGTTGTAGAGCAGCCGCAGCAGTGGGCCTACCTCTTGCATAGTAAGTGGTGGTTGCGTGAGCGTATGCCGATCCAGTTGGAAGAACCGGGGCTACCAGAAAAGCCGCGCGTGAAGGTGCCGGCAGGGTGGTCTGCATGATCAGCCGCATCTTTCGATAGACTCGTGCTTCTGCTGATTTGGTGGTCGCTCCATCGGTATCATAAACGGAGGCGGCGAGATGGCTAAGATTGATCCTGTCTCTGGAGATAGGGAGTTGGTGGCGGCTCTTAGGATACTGGGGCGTGGTTTGCCGCCTTCCGCACTTGATAGGGCGATGACGAAAGCCGCCACGCCTATGTTGGCCGATGCAAGAGAGAAAGCAAAGCAGCATCGCCAACCCGGACGCCGCCCCAAAGGTGGACACCTAGACGAAGGACTCGTCCTCCGCAGGAACAAGAAATCTTCAGCGCAGCGCAGAGAGTTCATCATCGGCGGAATCAATCGCGCGCGGTTTCTTATCCCGTGGCTTGAATACGGCACCGCCCCACACTTTCAGCCGCGTCGCTTCGGCGGAATCATGCATCCCGGTGCTAGAGCCTTCCCATTCATGCGTCCGGCGTATGAAACAAACAAGGACGATGTCCGTCCAATCTTCGCCCATGAGATAATGCAGACATTACAGGCGATGATAATGAAACTTCCCAAAGGAAGACGTAGGTAAGGAGGGCAGATATGTCCGAAGATGATTTCGTGCCAGAGGCATCAGATGAGCCGAAGCCGAAGCGCAAATATACCCGCCGCACGATCTATGCTGATCCAGCACTTAATGAAGCGGCGAATGAGGCAATAGAGAGTTTCATAGACACGCACATCGCGGATGATGCGGATGTCGGAATCGAAGTCGAGCCTATAGAGCCGTTCGACGCGCCGACGCAGGAAGTCAAACTTCTCAACCCCATTCCTGAGAACAATTCGTTGAAGGCGAAGGTGGAAAGATTCCTTGGGATCAATTGCCCCATGGAATTGAAGCCTTGGCGTGGGGTTGATCATTGGCGATGCACCAAGTGCTCGTTCTCAACATTTAAGGCTGACATAGCGAAAGATCATCGCTGCTGATTTCATTTGCTATCTGTTGCAATCCGGTCTATCCTTTCGGGAGGTTAACGGATTCGGCGAATGGATATCAATACTCTCTTCGATTGGGCCGCCTCTGAAAGCGTAGAGCGCGTCTCACTAGGTCGAACGGGCAAAAAGAAAACGACATCGGAATTCGTGGTGGAGGCTATCTCTATCCATGGACTCCGCTATGATTACAGCCGAGTAGAGTATACGAATGCTCATTCTAAGGTTGTGATTGTTTGCGCTGAGCATGGCCCGTTTCACCAGTCACCCCATTCTCATCTGAAGGGTGCGAAATGTCCTGAATGCGCCAAGGCGTCACTAGGTAACGATAGGCGTCTATCGACGGAAGACTTCATTGAACGGGCCACATCAGCCCACGGTGAGCGCTACGATTACAGCAAGGTAGACTACAAGAACAACTCCACGAAAGTCTGCATAGTCTGTCCGGATCATGGTGAATTTTGGCAGATTCCGTCGCACCATATGGACGGTCGCGGCTGCCGAAAGTGCGGAGATCGGGTTCGCGCCGTTACCAATCGACGCTACGGGAAGGGTAAATGGCAGGCTTTCATCGCTGAGTCTACCGAGACGAATGGCGACAAGTACGATTATACTAAGTGTGTGTATAGAGGTAATGACGCTCCAATAGAAATTATATGCAAGAGGCACGGCGCGTTCTTTCAGAAACCGTCAGTTCATAGAAACGGAAGTGGTTGTCCTGTTTGCGCGAACGATATAAAATCGGAAGCATTTAAGTATTCTTTTTCTCAATTCATCGAGCGCGCCGTCTCTGCACATGGTGATAAGTACGGATACGACTCCGTAAAATATAACGGATCACAAACGCCAGTCACAATTTATTGCAAGGAGCATGGCGACTTTTTACAGAGGCCAGAAAACCATTGGTTGGGTGCTGGATGTCCGTCTTGTGCCGCTGTCGGCAAGAGCAAGGGCGAGCAGTCCCTCGCTGAGTTTCTTGAGGGCAACAATATCAAGATTGAACGGAATGATCGCAAAATTGTCCGCCCGCTAGAGTTGGATATTGTGATCCCATCGATTCACTTGGCAATAGAATATCATGGGACATTCTGGCACTCTGATCGCTTCGATAAACGAGACGGGGATAAGCGCGATCTAGCCGCATCCGCAGGTTTTCGACTAATCACTGTGTGGGAGCATGATTGGCAGGATATTCGAACCCGCCCCATTGTTGAGCGTATGCTCCTTAATGCTTGTGGTGCGTCATGCGACATCAAGATAGGTGCTCGTAGATGCGATGTACGAGAAATATCTGTGACGGAAGCTCGGAAGTTTCTGGACGCTGTTCATATTCAGGGCGGCGGTACGCCACATAAGGCTCTGGCACTTATCCATGACAGCGATCCTGTCGCGGTTATGACGTTCGCTCGTGGTAGTGCTCGTCGCGGACGATACGCTGAAGGTGAATGGGAACTGCACCGATACGCTACTTCAGCAAATGTGCAAGGTGGCGGCTCCCGCCTGTTCGGTGAGTTTGTTCGGAGATTCGAGCCCAGCGTAGTTTGGTCCTATTCCGATAGGCAGCACTTTGAAGGCGGACTTTATCCGATCCTTGGGTTTGTCAGGGATGGCATCCTCGCTCCTGACTACCGTGTCTGGCACCGCAAGTTAGGGATTAGGCATAAATCTTCATGGAAGCGGTCCAGTATACCGTCTCGGCTTGAGGAAATTGGTTATAAAGGCACTCCATTCGATCCGGCGACAGATCCGCGTACTGAGCGGGACATTCAGGACGAAGTGAAAGCCTTCCGAGTTTACGACGCGGGTAAGATCCGCTGGAAATGGACAAGATAGTCCATTGCAAATGATTTCAGAAAAGGTCGCTTCGGCGGCCTTTTTTGTTGCCGACACGGCGCTTGGGCAACGCCGAAACGTCCCGTCGAGATGACGCGACAGTCTCCTAGATAGATCGCCCATTAACTCGGCCCGTCGTGATGACGCGCCTGTCCCATAGAAGGAGAATATCATGGCTAAGTCCACGGGTAAAGCCGGCATTGGCGTTACGCTCAAGTTGTCGGATGGCGACTCCCCACCCCAATTCGTGACTGTCGGCAATGTTGTCAGTCTTGAGGCAGGCGGTCGCACTCTTAACACCATTGATGCTACGCATCTTGCATCCCCTGACTTCTATCAGGAGTTCATTCCTGGTCTGAAGTCATCGCAAGCGTGGACTGGAACTGTGCAGTGGGACGCGTCTGACCCGACGTTGGACGATTCCACCGGCCTTGCCCAGCGCCTCGAAGACCGCGAACTGACCACCCTCCGTATTGATTTCACAGACATTGGTGTCAACGTTGCATTCGAGGCGGATGGGTTCATTACCGAACTTGGCAATCTTTCGATTGCGGCGGAGTCGATCATGACTCAGTCGTTCGGGTTCCAGCCTTCGGGCCGTGTCCGTATCATTACGCTGACGCCGTAATCTTCAACAACTCATCTAAACTAGGGATCATAAGAACATGGTGAAGCCGGTAAACCGCGAGCGCGGCGAAGTGGCACTCAATGAAGCGGGGGACGGTATCGTCCTCCGTTTTTCTAATGATGCGATGGAGCGTCTGTATTCAGAGTTTGATGAAGAGTACGTTGATAACGTCATCAAGGGACTGAATATGGCGAACCCTAAAGTTTATAGGGTGGCGCTTGAGTGTATGGTTGAGGTGCCGGAGGGCGTAAAGTTTGATATCGCAGCGCGCCCATTTGGATTGTCTTGGAACGATCTGAATGAGCGCATTCTTGATGCGATCTTTCTTGCGCTACACAAGCGTACTTTTAAGGAGCATCAGAAGCACGTTGAGGATGAACTGAATAAAGAGTTTGAGGAGGTTAAGGAAAACCCAAACCCAGCGAAGGCCGCGTCTCTATACTCCAAATTGTCAAAGAAATAGCATACGCGGCCGATTTGAAGCCATGGGAGATGCGGCAACTCACGGCTTGTGAAGTTTTCGATTATGCCAAAGTTAGGGCTAAAGCGAAGTGGGACCATGATGTTCAGATCGCATATCTGAACGCACATTTGTCTCTTTACGGCACTCTCTTCGATGGAAAGAAATTTCCTTCTGTCGATAAATTCCTCTCTAAAGATCAATCTGACAAACCTAAACCTGCCATGTCAAAGGAAGCATGGAAGGCGATGGTTGCGGGACTGAAGGCAAATTGGGGAACGGTCTCTGAAAAAGAGGCCAAGCATCTTCGCAGTGAGAATCTGCGGCAGATAAGAAAGAAACAGAATGGCAATAACCGCCGGCAATGAAGTCGGTCGCGTCTGGATAACTCTAGGCGTTGACACCACAGGTATGGCTAGGTTTGGGGCAGCGGCTAATCAGGTCGCTGCCCAGTCTAGTCGTATGCGTGGGACTGTTGTTGCCGGCAATAGGCAGATAGCAGATTCTTTCACACGCGCGGCTCAGGCTGTTTCGGTGATGCACGGGCCTCTTGGTGGCGTTGTCTCACGTCTTCAGGCTATCGGTGGGCTTGCTAGAGGTGCTACAGCGGGCATGGCTACATTGGCGGCGGGGACTGCCGCTGCATCCTTCGGCATGGCAAAGTTCGTCCAAGTTGGCGACAAGATGCAGCGGATGGCTAATAACCTCCGCACCGTCACCACGGGGGCTTCTAATCTCGCTGAGATACAAAAGGAACTGTTCGATATCTCACAGCGGTCCCGCGTCTCCATGGAAGGCACGGTTACGCTGTATGCGCGTATGGCGCGGTCAACAGAGAGCCTGGGGTTTAGCCAGCAGAAACTTCTTCGGATCACGGAAACTGTTCAAAAATCTTTCGCGGTTGGCGGGGCGACTACGGCTGAAGCCATGGGTGCGGCTATTCAGTTGTCTCAGGGTATAGCATCTGATCGCTTCTCTGGCGACGAATTTAGGTCCGTGGCAGAGAACGCTCCTGTCCTTCTCAGGGAGATGGCTAAACAACTTGGCGTTAATATCGGCAAGTTGCGTGAGATGGCTCATGCTGGTCAACTTACTGGCAAGGTTGTCACAGAGGCCATCTATGGTGCTAGTGAGGCGATTGATAAAAATTTTGGAAAGACGATTTCGACATTCGAGCAAGGCATGGTTCGCCTGTGGAATGCCGTCGATCAATATGTTTATCAGGTCGATCAATCATATGGCGTGACGCAAACTCTTGCATCCGGCATTAATGCGCTTGCAGACAGTTTTGAAGATGTCGCTTGGTGGGCGGAAATGGCTGGTATTGCCATGGTGGCTTTTGCCGGTGGACGTATCGGCGGTGCCGCTGCCAAGGCAGGGAAAGGCTATCTCAATGATGTTGCCGAGTATGGCTTATTCGCTCGCACAAGGAAGCGCACCAAGGCCGAACTAAAAGAACTTGAGACGACGATTAAGGATATTGAAGAGGCCCGTAAAAAGATCGAGCAACAGATAAAGGATTCTGAAACTCGCTTCAATGACCGCGCTATGCGTATTGGTGGTCAACACGCTGCGGCTATTAAGGCGGCGCATGATCAGGAAATGTCAGCGCATGAGAATCTGAAATCCCTTGAGTCGGATAGAGAGAACCTACGAGCGCGACAGGTCCAAACTCAAGGTCTTATCGTAGCGGGTCTGCGCAAGGAGCAGGAGGAGGCAAAGAAGGCACTCAAGGCGTACAGTAGTCAGTCCACCATGGCTGCGGCCGCGCGCTTCCGTTCGGCCGGGAAAGACTACGGTCCAAAAGAGCAAGAGCGGGATATGAAGGCGCTTGCTGCGGTGCAGGAGAGGTATCGCATCTCCACAGAAAGGCTTGTGGCCGCCGAACGTGGAGTTTTCGATAAAGATGCTGTCCGCGCCTACGGCTCAGAGGTCAATGCTATTCAGCGAGAACTGAATGCAAACTATGTGGCTCAGTATAAGGCCAAACAGGATATTCTAAAGGCGGAACAAGCGTATCGTGCAATCAGTGCCAAAGCACCTGAAGAAGCGAAGAAGATCCGTGCGGAACTAGACCGCCATCGTGCCAATCTCGTTGTTCTCAATAGCGAGATGGATGCGCAGAGCAAAAAATACGACGAAGCCATTGCCAAGCAGGGGGAACTCAATAGGCGTGTGACCTTTATGGGCGCGGCTATGGCGCGCGTTGGTGGGTTCCTTGGCAGCGCGTGGTCGTTGGTGGGTGGTGGTCCTGGCGTTGCTATTATGGCGGCCGTTGGTGCTCTGACCCACTTCTCGTCTGAAGCGGCTAAAGCGGCGCAGCGCACAAAGACGCTTACTGATGAAATGCGCGAACTCGGGTTTCTTGTAAGTGAGATTGAGCAGAAGGAGCAAGATACTTCTAGGATTGATGCGCTTCTGCTTAAATTATCGCAGGTTAATGCAGAACGCGCAAAGATGGCCGATGGACAATGGGGGCTGGAGCGGCTTTTCGCGTTCAACCCAGCGAATATCGGCAATCTCTTGGAGCAACTTCGAGAGGTGTCTATCAACCTTTTCGAGACAGAGGCAAATCGTGCCGCCGCCACTGACATGGCGGATGTTTTGGAGAAGGCTCGCGAAGGCAAGATAACTCTTGAAGAGATTGATGGCATTCTTACCGAGATCGGAAAGCGTAAGGGGCTCAGCGATGAAATGCTCCTTTCTGTCGGCTACGCTCGGCAGGCGGTTGCGGTCTACGAAGCTCTCGGGAGGATGCAAGAAAAGATCACTAAGGACGCGATTGCGGGTGGTGGTCGCGATGCTCTTATTGCAAAAGCATTCGCCGATCTTCCTGAAACGATTTCGGGCATTTTCGATGAACTGAATGCGAAGCGTATTATCACTGACTCTCAGTTGGCGGAATTGAAGTCTCTAACTGATAATTTAGTAGATGGAAAGATTTCGGGCGAAGATTTTAAGAGCGGACTCGAAGATGTGGCGTCTACTCTCTCTGGCCCTGTGGCCGCAGAGTTCCGTGGTCGCACTGAAGACGTAAAAGGATACGCGGATGAAGTAGCGCGTGCTCGCGAAGAGATTGAAAAACTCCCTTCTGTTACGTCCGCATATCCTTCCGCGCGGATGGCCGAAGAAGAGTCCATGCGCTCCATTCGGGCGGCAGAACTCCTTATGGAGGAAGTTCGCGCGACATTCAACATGACTGAGGCCGATAAAGAGGCGGCTAAAGTTAAGAAGGATCTGATTAAGGTCTATGACGATGCGATAGATAAGTATCCTGAGATCAAGGAGGCCATCACTGCTGAAGAGTTTGCCAATCAAGCGAACATAGAGACCGCACTTGAGATGATCCGTGTCCGCGAACTTCTAAACGACGCCATGAGCCGTCAAGAGAAGCGCGCGAAGGATATGACGGAAAGCCTTGTCCAAGCGGCTATGGACGGAAAGATCGGCATCGGTGAGATGCAGCGCGCCATGGAATACATGGCGAAGATGAATCCAGACCTTAGCCACTGGATCAACCAGATCATGGGCGTCGTTACCGCCGCCGCACAGGCCAGCAAGGAGCTTCGCCGGGCGGCTGGCGAGTGGGTAATGCAGGAGTCCAAGGGCGGCAGAGTCCGTGTCGGCTCCATTAATCTCCCTGACAATGTTTCTGTGACACCGACATCTCGGGTCGATCCATATTTTGAAGATCCAAACACAAGGACGGGCGGGGGCAGAAAGTCCGATCCCTACCGCGACTTGATAAAATCCGCTCAAGACCGCATCGATCAGATGCAGTTGGAAATCCAACTCATAGGGAAGCATGGCGTCGCTCAGGACGTGGCACGGTTCAAACTCGAACTTCTCCAGAAGGCTACGGACAAGGGCCGTAAACTTGACGAGAAGAAGCGCAAGGAGATTGAGGCTCTAACTGAGTCTTATCGGAAGTACGCTACGGAACTCGCCACACTGACCGCGCTAGAAGAATTAGATTTCGAGAGGGAGCAGATACTCCGCTCTCCCGTCGAAAGAAAAGTCTATGAAGAACTGAGAAGTATCGGGCTTGATATTAACTCTATTGAAGGTCAGCGCGTTGCGGATGCTGTGAGGCTGGTTGACCTCATTCAAAAGCAAAAAGACGAGTACGAAGAGATCGCTGATATTATCGGATCGTCATTGGCGGACGCATTCAATGGTCTTTTTACGGGCGCCATAAAAGATTTTGATGACTTTATGGACCATATAACCAACGGTCTTGCCCGTCTTGCGACGCGCCAAATTGATGAGCTTTTTAACTTCACAGAAGAGGGGCCATGGAGAAGGGGCGCGGCGGCGAACGACAACATTCCCGAAATGGCCGGTATGATCGGGCAGGAGGTTCATAAGGGCGCGAAGGCCGGCACGAAGGAAGGCTCCTTCGGCGGCACGTTCGAGGGCCTGTTTACCGCGTTGGGCATGTCTGGGGGACAATCTCAGGCCGCTGGCGGCGCGCTTGGCGCTGCGCTGGGCGGCTTCGGCATGGGCTACCAGTCGCAAGACACTCTTATGGGTGGTTTGGGTGGCGCATTGTCTGGCGCGATGTCGCTCGGAGCAGTTTTCCCCGGCATCGGTCACATAGCCGGCGCGATCATCGGCGGCATAGCCGGGGCCATCGGCGGTATTCTCGGCAAGAACAAGGTCAAGAAGGAAGCCCAGCAGGAGCTTGAGAAGAACCGGGGCGCTATCACAAGCCTCATTGCCATCGGCGAGGGCACCGGCATCGGCGAGATGACGCAGCTATGGCGAGATTATTACGACGAGGTGCAGGAGGTCACGGAACTCGCCTGGAAGGCAGGCGACATGGATCTCGTCAAGCGGGTCCAGAGCGCGTTCAACCAGTTCTTCGACCGGCTCTATGAAGATTACCAGCGTTCGTTCGACGGCATGGTGGAAAGCCTTCGCATGGGCCATGGCACGTCCAGCCCGTTCGTGCAGGCCGCCAACGAAGTCACCGAACTGCGCGAAAGCCTCATTAATCTGATTGCCGATGCAGAGGAGATGAACAGGAAGCATCTCGAACTGGTTGGCGCGGCCGAGGACGACTGGAAAGTCGGGCGCATGGCCGATCAGATCAGGGAGATGACGGAAGCCGCCGTCGATATGGCCCGGTCCTTCCTGCTCGGCGCGAAAGAATTGTCAGCGATGGAATCGGAGGTGATGCGCGTCGATGGCGCAGCATCCGCGCTTCAGATCACGCTTGAACAACTCGGCAAATCCGCCGAGGAAGCGGCGGCGATCATCGAGGCTGACACCATTCAGGCTCTGGACAAACTTCGCCGGACGTTCCTGAG